GAAATTGCTGGCAGAGCGTGACGGCATTCTGGCTTGGGCAGTGCAGGGCTGCCTGGACTGGCAGCGTCTTGGGCGGCTAGATCCACCGCAGCAAGTCGTAGATGCAACCGAGGAGTATTTCGAGGCCGAGGATGCGCTGGGACGCTGGCTGGACGAACGTTGCGTGCGCGAGCCCAACGCCAAGTCACTGACAGCCGAACTGTTCAACGACTGGAAACAGTGGGCCGAAGCGGCAGGCGAATTCATTGGTGCGCAACGTCGCTTCTCCGATCTGCTGATCACGCGGGGTCTGGAGAAATGGCGCAACGGGATGGGCGTGCGCGGATTTCAGGGGATCGGCCTCAAAAACCCGCCGACTGCCGCTTACACCCCCTACGCGGACAACTGACCCCCTATGAAAACCATGCCGTCTGACGCAGCTGACGCAGTTTGTCGTAACTCTTACGCGTGCGCGTGCGTGCGCGCCTCATGGAAGGTTTCGACATCCCGTGTCAGCTGCGTCAGACCGAGAGCGAAAAAGGACTGAACACATGAACACGACGATATTGGCCCTCGATCTGGGTACGACCACTGGGTGGGCGCTGCACCACTTGGATGGCAGCATCATCAGCGGCACGGAATGCTTCAAGCCGCAGCGATTCGAGGGGGGCGGAATGCGCTTCCTCAGGTTCAAGCGCTGGCTCAACGAACTGCTGTCAGCAAGCTGCTCGATCAACGCGGTGTACTTCGAAGAGGTGCGACGACACGCGGGAGTCGATGCCGCCCACGCCTACGGGGGGTTCATGGGACACCTGACTGCGTGGTGCGAGCACCAGAACATTCCCTATCAGGGCGTTCCAGTGGGCACGATCAAGAAGCACGCCACCGGCAAAGGCAATGCCGGAAAGGACGAGATGATCATCGCAGCACGGTCACGCGGTCACGACCCCAAGGACGACAACGAAGCCGATGCCCTGGCACTGCTGCACTGGGCCATCGAGACGCAGGAGGTGTGACGTGAAGATCCCGGCACAGCAATATCGCTGCCCTCTCGGCCGCCTGCAACCGCAGACCACCGACCTGGGAACCATCAAGCAAACCGGCTGGCGTGACCAGCACATCCTCGTGGTGTCCGAGGAGGACGCGCGGCTGGATTTCGTCGAGCGTGAATTCGTGCGGCGGATTGGAGAACGCCTGTACGGAGGGAAACGTCATGGCTGAATGGACGATGGATGACGTGGCGGCGCGGTTTGCCGAGGCTGCCGAGACGGGGCGGCGACTGCCTCCGGTCAGGGTGCAGGGTTACTTCAGCGTTTGGCCCGCCTTCGTGCGCAAGGAGTGGGAAGGCTTCGCCGACAAGGATTACGAGTACCGGCCACTCCCGCCAACGCCAGAGGCCATTGACCGGATGCTGGAAGCGATGCGCTGGGTGCAATGGCTGGAGGAGGAGCAGCGCCACCTAATTTGGATGCGTGCCAAGCAACGCGAGTGGAAGGATATCTGTCGCCGCTTCGGATGCGACCGCACGACTGCGTGGCGGCGGTGGCAGAAGGCGTTGCAGGCGGTCGCCGACAGGCTCAACGAGCCAACTTGTCGCGCCGTAGCGTTTTGACCTTTATTAGCTGCAATGCGCTTGCAAGGTAGGCATTCAGCGGCAATGAGCGCTTTTTCGGCGTGCAACATCTGGGCAGGTTTTTGGGTAGGATGGCCGCTATGATCTGGACAGCGGTGCGGGCAGTGAAGGTCACTCGAATCAAGAGGGGTCCTTCCTTCCCAAAATCCCATGCGGGGGGCGCGAGCGCGGCGCTTTTCTAGCGTCAGGGTGCGAACCTAGGTTCGCACGGTTCGCAGTTCGCACCCCGCCAAGTTCGCGCTAACCACACCAACCCGCCCACGGTTTTCCGTCGGCGGGTTTTGCTTTTGGAACTTCCACAGTGAACATGCTCAACGTCGAGTACCGCAAGGTCGAGACGCTGATCCCCTACGCCCGGAATCCGAGGACGCACAACGACGAGCAGGTGGCCAAGATCGCCGCCAGCATCGTCGAGTACGGCTGGACTAATCCGATCCTGGTGGACGGCGACAACGGCATCATCGCCGGCCACGGTCGGCTGGCGGCCGCGCGCAAGTTGGAGCTGACCGAGGTGCCGGTCATCGAACTGGCTCACCTGTCGCCCACCCAGAAGCGCGCCTACGTGATTTCCGACAACCGCCTGGCGCTCGACGCCGGATGGGACGACGCGATGCTGGCGCTGGAACTGGCCGAGTTGTCCGAGGCCGGGTACGACCTCGCGCTCACCGGCTTCGACGATGCCGAGATCGAAGAGTTGCTCGCCACCGACGTCGCAGTCGGGGACGAAGCGGACGACGCACAGGAGAGCGATGAGACCGATGCGGCTGACGATGTCCCGGACGCTCCGGCGACGCCCGTCTCGCGTCCGGGTGACGTCTGGCAGCTGGGCGCGCATCGCGTCATCTGCGGTGACGCAGCCGATGCCAAGGTGGTCGCGGCCCTGATGGCTGGCGAGCAGGCGGCGCTCTGCTTCACCTCACCGCCCTACGGCAACCAGCGCGACTACACGAACACCATCATCGATTGGGATGCCCTGATGCGCGGCGTATTCGCCCAGCTGCCGATGGCCGCCAACGGCCAGTTGCTGGTCAATCTCGGACTGATTCACCGCGAACAGGAGGTCGTCCCGTACTGGGATGGATGGCTCGACTGGATGCGGACTCAAGGCTGGCGGCGCTTTGCCTGGTACGTATGGGATCAGGGGCCGGGACTGCCCGGCGACTGGAACGGTCGGCTCGCGCCGGCCTTCGAATTCGTCTTCCACTTCAACCGGAAGGACAGCGAGGCGCGCCGCCCCAACAAGATCGTGCCCTGCATCTACGCCGGGCGCGACACCCATCTGCGCGGCGACGGCACCAGCGCGGGTGGCATGCGCAACAAGGACGGCAGTAAGACGGCGTGGAATCACGTCGGCACCGTCACTCAGGATTTCCGCATCCCAGATTCGGTGGTTCGCATCATGCGGCACAAGGGCAAGATCGGTCAGGACATCGACCACCCGGCCGTCTTCCCGGTGGCGCTGCCCCAGTTCGTGCTGGAGTCCTACACCGACGAGGGCGAGATCGTGTTTGAACCGTTCTGTGGCTCGGGCACGACCCTCCTTGCCGCCCAGCGTACCGGGCGACTGACCCGGGCGACGGAGATCGCGCCCGAGTACGTCGATGTGACGGTCAAGCGCTTCCGGCAGAACTTCCCCGATGTGCCGGTGGCCCTGGCGGCCACCGGGCAGACCTTTGAGGAAGTTGCCGCCGAACGATTGGGAGCACAGGTATGAGCATCTCCTGGCTTGCCGACAAGATCGAGCAGTGGCCGACCAACCGGCTCGTGCCCTATGCCCGGAACGCGCGCACCCATACCGAATCGCAGGTGGCGCAGATCGCAGCCTCGATTGCCGAGTTCGGTTTTACCAATCCGATCCTCGCCGGCAGTGACGGCGTGATCGTCGCCGGGCACGGACGGCTAGCCGCCGCACAGAAGCTCGGCATCGAAATCGTGCCGGTGGTGGTGCTCGACCACCTGACACCAACCCAGCGCCGGGCGCTGGTGATCGCGGACAACCGGATCGCCGAGAACGCCGGCTGGGACGAGGCGATGCTGCAGGTGGAATTGGCAGCCCTGCAGGATGACGACTTCGATCTGACCCTGACCGGCTTCGACGCCGATGCCCTGGCCGATCTACTCGCCGGCGGCGAGACGACCACCGAGGGGCAGACTGACGAGGATGCCGCCCCCGAGGTGCCGGAGACGCCGGTGTCACGACCGGGCGATGTCTGGATCTGCGGCGAGCACCGTGTGCTCTGCGGCGACGCCACCGATGCCGATGCCTACGCCACGGTGCTGGGCGACGAGTTGGCCGGCATGGTGTTCACCGACCCGCCCTACAACGTGAACTACGCCAACAGTGCGAAGGACAAGATGCGCGGCAAGAACCGCGCGATCCTCAATGACAATCTCGGCGAGGGTTTCTACGATTTCCTGCTGGCGGCACTGACGCCGACGCTGGCCCACTGTCGTGGCGGCATCTATGTAGCGATGTCCTCCAGCGAACTCGACACCCTGCAATCAGCCTTCCGGGCTGCCGGCGGCCACTGGTCGACGTTCATCATCTGGGCGAAGAATACCTTCACCCTCGGGCGTGCCGATTATCAGCGCCAGTACGAGCCGATTCTTTACGGCTGGCCGGATGGTGGCGAGCGCCACTGGTGCGGCGACCGCGACCAGGGCGACGTCTGGCAGATCAAGAAACCGCAGAAGAACGATCTGCACCCGACGATGAAGCCGGTGGAACTGGTGGAGCGGGCGATTCGGAATTCCAGTCGCCCGGGTGACGTGGTGCTCGACCCGTTCGGCGGATCCGGCAGCACACTGATCGCCGCCGAGAAGTCGGGACGGCGGGCGCGGCTCATCGAACTCGACCCGAAGTACGTGGATGTGATCGTGCGCCGCTGGCAGGCATGGACAGATAGAAGTACAGTGCGTGAACAAGATGGCGTCGCCTTCGATGACCTGCTGGTGAATGCCTTGCCCGTTCCTGCCACCTCGATTGATCACGATGGAGTCCATTGCCACCCAACGGTTGCACCGTCGCAAACGCGATGAAGCCATGATCGCTGCCCATGCGGCAGGCAAGACCTATGCGGAAATTGCGCGTGAGTTTGGGGTCAGCAGCAGCCTGGTGTCCCAGCGAATCCAGTACACCCTGCGCCAGCAGCAGATCGAGCAGAGCACGGATCCCTTCGAACGCATCCAGCCCCATACCGCACGCGTGCTGAAATTGGCAGGACTGGATACCGTCGAGCAGGTTCTGGAGAAGTATTTCGCCGAAGAACTTCTCCAAATACGTGGTTTCGGCAGCAAGGCACTGCGCGACGTGGAAAAGCACTTCCTGCCATTTCACTATCGCAACTTCAAACGCAGCCCTCCGTAGCATCGTCGACGATTTCGCAGTGAATCACAAAGCCCGTTAGGTAGGGCAGGCCCTTGGGGATGCCGTAGTCCTTGCTGGTCTGGCGGCCAATCGTCCAGCCCATCCACCGCGCTACTGCGGCATCGATGGCCTGCTTGATGTCGTGGCCCCGCAGCATCTCGTTCAGGACATCGTCGGCAAAGTGCCGCCCGTGGCGGCTGTCGAGGAAGGCCCTGACCGACTCGAGGGGCTGGTAGGTGGCGTCGGAGATCGCGGTCATCGCGATGGGCCAGGCGGCTTGGGCGTCGTTGTTCATCGTGCCCCAAAAGCCCCAGGCATCGTTTTGGGTTGCTGGGATGTTGTTGGTGGTCATCGTTTTCTCCTTCGGGTTGATCGTTGCGACACCCGTATGAACGCGCTGTTCGATTGAGAAGCCAAGCTCGTTCTGAATCATTTTTGGGGGGCGGCCAGATATCGCCGCCCCGTTGTTGATCACGCAATTTTGTAGATGCGCTCGCCGCCTTCGGGCTTCTCCGAGGTGATGGTGAGTCCGAGTTTCTTCTTGAACGCGCCGGCAAAGGTGCCGCGCACCGTGTGCGCCTGCCAGCCGGTGGCCGCGCAGATCTGGTGGATGGTGGCCCCCTCCGGGCGCTGCAGCATCTGGATCACGGCGGCCTGCTTGCTGTTCTCGCGGGTGCGGGGCTTGCCCTCGACGCCGACCTTGAGCAGTCGCTTGGCCGCGTCCTGTTTTTCTTGCTCCCCGTCTTTTGCCCATTGGGCCTCTGCGGCCGACACGGCGGCCTCGACCTCGGGGTCGGGGTGAAGGGGAGCCGGCGTCGGCCGGGCGCGCCCCAGGGCGTCGTAGCCCTCGGCGGCGACGAACCAGTCGGTGCTGTCGCGGGTGATCAGGGCTCGATTGAAAAGGCCCTCCAGCACCTTGGTGCGGGCACCGCCCTTGATGTTGTCGGGGATCCATTCGATCTTGCCGCCAGTGTGTTCGATGGCGTAGGCGAGGATGGCGTGCTGGGCCGGGGTCAGTTGGATGGTGGTCATTTGATGCTCCTTCGTGGTGGTTGATGGTGTGGTCATGAACGCGCTGTTCGAGAGTGAAGCCAAGCGCTTTACGCTTTTTTTCAGCCCTGCTTCGCGGCCTGCCGGCCCGCCTCGTAGGCGGCTATCAGGGCGCTCTTGACGCCCCAGACGCTGACCTCGTGGAAGTCCATCCGGTCGCTGTTGCGGGTTTCCAGGGTTTCGATGAACAGGTGGTCCAGCGCGATCTGCTGGAGCAGGGTTTCGAGGGCTTTGTCGGTTTGCTTGCTCATGTGCGTCTCCTTGTGGCGTCGTTGATGGTGATGGCATGAACGCGCTGTCCCAGAGAGAAGCCAAGCTGATTTTTAGGAAATCACGAACAAATGATTGAAGGTGCTCATGGGACTCTCGATTCGCGCCTATGCGCGCCACCGGGGCGTTTCCGACGCGGCGGTGCGCAAGGCCATCGCGGCGGGTCGGATCACCCCGGAGGCTGACGGCACGCTGGATGCCGAACGGATTGACGCCGAGTGGGCGCGCAATACCGAAGCGCCCCGTAACGGCACGCGTGCCAAACCGGTGCGCGTGGCCGTACCGACGGAACCTGCATCGGCAGGCGACAGCCAAGCTGTGCTGCCCGCAGGCGGTACATCCCTGCTGCAGGCCCGCACCGTCAACGAGGTGGTCAAGGCGCAGACCAACAAGGTGCGTCTGGCCCGCCTCAAGGGCGAACTGGTCGACCGGCCCCAGGCCATCGCCCACGTATTCAAGCTGGCGCGGGCCGAGCGGGATGCCTGGCTCAACTGGCCGGCGCGCATCTCGGCGCAGATGGCGGCGAAGCTCGGCGTCGATGTCCACACCCTGCACGTCGCGCTGGAGACCGCCGTGCGCGAACACTTGCAGGAGTTGGGCGATGTTCGCCCGAGGGTGGACTGATGCTGGATGCGGATTACGAAGGTGGGCTCGACATCGAGCGCGCCTGGCGGGAGGGGCTGACACCCGATCCCTTGTTCACGGTATCGGAGTGGTCGGATCGCCACCGGATGCTCTCCAGCAAGGCATCGGCCGAGCCGGGCCGCTGGCGCACCAGCCGCACGCCGTACCTGAAGGCAATCATGGATTGCCTGTCGCCGATGTCGGCGGTGGAGCGGATCGTGTTCATGAAGGCGGCGCAACTGGGCGCGACTGAGATGGGCAACAACTGGATCGGCTACGTGATCCACCACGCCCCCGGCCCGATGATGGCGGTGTCGCCCACCGTGGAGATGGCCAAGCGCAACTCCAAGCAGCGGATCGACCCACTCATTGAGGAGTCGCCGGTGCTGGCTGAACTGATCGCACCGGCCCGCAGCCGTGATGCCGGCAACACGATTCTGGCGAAGGAGTTTCGCGGCGGCGTGCTGGTGATGACAGGCGCGAACAGCGCCGTCGGCCTGCGTTCGATGCCGGTGCGCTACCTGTTCCTGGACGAGGTCGATGGCTACCCGTCCGACGTCGATGGCGAGGGCGATGCGATCTCACTTGCCGAGGCGCGCACCCGCACCTTCGCGCGGCGCAAGATTTTTATCGTCTCGACGCCGACGATTGCCGGGGCGAGCAGCATCGAGCGGGAGTACGAGGCCAGCGACCAGCGCCGCTACTTCCTGCCGTGCCCGCATTGCTCTCACCGGCAGTGGCTGCGCTTCGAGCAGCTGCGCTGGGAGAAGGGGCAACCGGAGACGGCGGCCTACGTCTGTGAGGCGTGCGACGAGTCGATTCCAGAGCAGCACAAGACCTGGATGCTGGAGCACGGCGAATGGCGTGGGCTGGTTCCCGAGAACGGGGCCAAGACCGCCGGCTTCCACCTCTCGTCCCTGTACAGCCCGGTGGGCTGGCGTAGCTGGCGGGAGATCGCCGCCGCCTGGGAGAGTGCAGTGAACAAGGAATCCGGATCGGCCGCCGCCGAGCTTGGCGAGACTTGGGTCGAGGAAGGCGAAGCCCCCGACTGGCAGCGCCTCATCGAGCGGCGCGAGGAGTATCCCATCGGTCGCATCCCGGCTGGCGGCCTGCTGCTGGTCGGCGGGGCCGACGTGCAGAAGGATCGCATTGAGGCCTCGATCTGGGCCTTCGGTCGCTGCAAGGAATCGTGGCTCGTCGAGCACCGTGTGCTGATGGGCGATACCGCCCGCGATGCGGTGTGGAAACGCCTCGGTGAGTTGATCGCCGAGACGTGGTCGCACGAGTCGGGCGCGCAGTTGCCGCTCGCCCGGTTCGCCCTGGACACAGGTTTCGCCACTCAGGAGGCCTACACCTTCGTGCGGCTGGTACGCGATCCTCGCGTGATGGCAGTCAAGGGCGTGCCCAAGGGCGCGGCCCTGGTGGGCACGCCAACGGCGGTCGATCTCTCGCAGGGCGGCAAGAAGCTGCGCCGTGGCATCAAGGTGTTCTCGGTCGCGGTCGGCATCGCCAAACTGGAGTTCTACAACAACCTGCGCAAGGCGGCAGATGTGCTGGAGGACGGCGTCACGCTGCGTTACCCCACCGGCTTCGTGCATCTGCCCAAGGTCGATGCCGAATTCGTGCAGCAGCTGTGCGCCGAGCAGTTGATTACGCGGCGCGACCGCAACGGCTTCGCCATCCGCGAGTGGCAGAAGATGCGCGAGCGCAACGAAGCCCTGGACTGCTACGTGTATGCCCGTGCAGCGGCGAGTGCTGCCGGCCTCGACCGCTTTGAGGAACGACACTGGCGCGAACTGGAACGACAGATCGGACTCTCGCCGCCTGGCGATCCCGATCTGCAAATCGAGCAACCCACTGAGGCCACCCAACGCGGTGGCCTCGCTGTTTCTGGAACCCCAAGAACGGGCCGGCGCGTGATTCGCAGTCGCTGGTTCAGTTGATCACCACCACTGGAGAACCCCACCATGAGTCTGCAAACCCAACTCAACAGCTTCGTCCTGCGCGTCGCCGAGGAATTTAACACCGTCAAGGGACGCACCGGTACGCTGACCGCGCTGACCACCACCGACAAGTCGAGTCTGGTTGCGGCGATCAACGAACTGAAGGCCGCGATCATCACGGCGGTGGCCATCGACGATCTTCAGGTCTCGACGACGAGTACGTATTCGTCGAACAAGGTCGTCACCCTGCTCGATGCGCTGAAGGCCGACATCTTGGGCGGTGCCGACCCGGCCTACGACACCCTGCTGGAACTCCAGCAGGCGTTGCAGAACGACCAGACCGGCATCGCCGCGCTCACGGCGGCCATCGACAAGCGCGTGCGCTTCGATGCGGTGCAAACGCTGACGGTGCCCGAGCAACAGCAGGCCCGCGACAACATCGGCGCGGTCGCCGCTACTGACATCGGCGACACCACCACCGACTTTGTGGCGATCTTCAACGCCGCCCTGGTGTAAGCAATGAGTCTCGTCGCGCAACTATCGGCGCTCGCCACCCGTATCGGCACCGAGATCAAGGGGCTGATTCGTCCCGACCATCCGGGGCTTGCCCGGGCGTGGGCGAATTTCGGCTACGTCGGCAGCGCGGTCGAGCTGCGGGCCGCCCACAACGTGGCGTCGGTATCACGCCTCGCCGCCGGTCGCTACCGCATCACCTTCGCCACGCCCTTCGTAGACGTCAACTACTGCTGGGTAGCGACCGGTCGCAGCAATGTTGCCACTGGCACGATCCGGTACGCCGCCGCTCGTTCCACCACCGATGGCAAGACGACCACGACGCTCGACATCGTGTGCATCACCAGTGCCGGTTCGCTTGCCGACACCACGGAAATCAACGTGGTGGTCTATCGATGAGCATCCCGACCTACACCGAAGCCCAGTTGCAGGCGCTGCGTGATGCCTTGGCCAAGGGCGAGAAGCGCGTGAGCTTCGGCGACAAGACGGTCGAGTACCGCACTGTCGAGGAACTGAAGCAGGCCATCGCCGAAGTCGAAGCCGCGATGCACAAGGATGCCGTGGCCACTGGTCTATATCCGCGTGCGCCGCGCCAGATCCGGGTGACCACCGGAAAGGGGTTCTGATGAGCTGGATGACTCGAATCCGCACCCTGTTCGG